TTTCGGGGCATAAGGGGCCAGTACCCAGGCATCGCGCCTCCTACCACGATTTGCCGCCCAACCTCTAGGGCCTCCCTCACCTAGCGAGCCTCGCCGGGTGCTTCCGCACGCGTGCGCGACATCACGCACCGAGCCGCCGTCGGACTTAACGGGCGCTTCCGCAACGCCATCACGCGACAGGGGATGACATGACCACGAATAGCGAAGGTTCTCAGCCCAATCCGGGCAAGCAGACCACCGACGATGCAGCGATTGCCGCTGCCGCAGCCGCGGCACAGCAGACGCTCGCGCCGGCGGAGCCTGACATCGACCAGCAAGAGATCGACGCCGCCAAAGCCGCAGTGGAAGCCGAGAAGGCTGCGGGCGGAGGCGACGGCACTCAGGCGGCCGATACCGGAACGCAAGGCCAGAAACAGCCAGGCCAACAGGATCAGCAGCAACCGGCAGCGCAAGCCGCGCCAGCCGGCGACGCGCCGTTGATCCCGAAGGCGCGGTTGGATGAGGCACTGCGTAAAGCGGATGAGGAAAAAGCCAACGCCGCTTATTGGAAGGGTGTTGCAGACGCACGCGTCGCGCCGAAGCCCCAGGACGGGCAGACGCAACCCGCGCAACAGCAGCAACAGCCTACCGCCGAGCAGCGGCTCGCCGTGATCCAGACCGAACAGGATGCTCTCGCCAAGAAATTCGACGACGGCGAGATCACCATGTCCGATCTCACGCGGCAGCAGCGCGAGCTGAACAATCGCGAGCATGTCATCCGCGAGGAGGCATTGCTGGCGAGAGTGAAGCCCGCCGACAAAGCGACCGATCAGCAACTCGACAACACGCTCTATCTCGACACGCTGACGGCGCAGCTCGAACAGCAACACCCTTGGGTGGAAGTGTTTGACAAAACTGTCGGCGACAAGTCGCCAGAATGGAAATACGTCAAGGACCGCGCCGTGCAAAATTGCATCGACCGCGGCATTGATCCCACCAAGCCGGGAACCGGGCAATACGAACTCCGCAAGGAGTTTTCTGTGCTCGCGGATCAGCTTGGGCCATCTCTGGTCGGCGATCGCGCCAAGACCAAAGGCATCGCTATTCCAGGTCAAACACCGTCGCAAGGCGGGCAACAGCAGCAGAAGTCAGCGCTTTCTCCGCAGGCGCAAGCCCGCGCGGCCGCGCTGACCAAGCAGGAGAACGCCCCGCCCAATCTGCAGCGCATGAGTGGCGCTACCGATGACGGCACCGGCGTCCCCTCCGACTCGCGTCTCGAACACATGAGCGACGACGAGATCGGCAATTTGCCCGACGCCGCCCGCAGAAAACTTCTCGGCATCACCGCAGCCTAAAAGGCCGCGTATCTTGAGGTAGTATTATGGCAGCGACCGACTTCGGCACACTGTCCGCAGCGCAAAAGCGCGTTTGGGCAGCCGAAATCTGGAAGGCGGGGCGTGACGCTTCGTTCTTCTTCGCCAACGGCTTCATCGGCACGTCCGATACCGACATGAACTCCGTCATCCAGCGGGTGTCGAAGCTCTCCGAGACCGAACGTGGCCTCGAATGCGTCATGCAGCTCGTGCTCGACCTGCAGAGCGACGGCGTGGTCGGCGACAACGAGTTGGACGGCAACGAAGAGGCGATGGTCAACGACGCACAGACCATCCGCATCGACCAGATGCGCCAGGGCACCAAGTCCAAGGGCGAGATGGCCGAGCAGGCGACCGTGATCCGCTTCCGCGAGCAGTCGAAAGACAAGCTCTCGTTCTGGCTCTCGGACAAGCTCGACGAGCTGATGTTCCTCACGCTCTCGGGCGTGTCGTATCAGTACACGTATAACGGTGCGACCCGCGTCAACAGCCAGCTTCCGTCGCTGTCGTTCGCCGGCGACGTCGTTGCGCCGTCCGCCAACCGCATTCTCTACGCGGGCACGGCAACGAGCACGGCCACGCTCACGTCATCGAACACGATGAATTGGGCAACCTGCGTCGAGAGCAACACGCTTGCGACCGAAAAGCGGTTGCGTCCGATCCGTTCGGGCGGCCGCAATTACTTCGCCTTCGTGATCCACCCGCGGCAGCGTCGCGACCTGGTGCTCGATCCGACCTACCAGACCATCCTGCGCTCGGCCGAGAAGCCCGGCAGCAAGCATCCGCTGTTCACCGGCTCGCTCGCGACCATCGACGGCCTGGTGATCCACTCCCACAACAAGGTCTACAACACCTCGGGCCTGGCTTCCGGCTCGAAGTGGGGATCTGGCGGCACGATCGACGGCGCGCAGGGCCTCATGCTCGGCGCCCAGGCTGGCGGTCTTGCCACCACCGGCTCGATGTTCTGGCGGGAATCGGATCACACCGATTACAACAACCGCCCCGGCATCGGCATCGGTCGCAAGATCGGCATGCTCAAGCCGCAATTCCTGTCGGTCTACGACGACACCGTGGGCACCACGACCCCGACGCGCCAGGACTTCGGCGTCGTCTCGGTTTACACCGCAGCCGCGGCGTAATCCGCACCATCACCGGCCATAGGACGCCCGCGCGGGCAAAGACACTCGCGCGGGCTTCGCTTTTCAGGCCTCCCTCGAAACCCCAGGAATTCAGCCATGAGCAACAATACCTACAAGGTCAGCGTCCAGTTGAAGGACGTTTACAAACAGGTCAACATCAACGACGCGAGCCCCACCGTCTTTGTCTGCTATGCGGGCACGCCGGTGCTGGCCACCATCACCGACCTCGACGGTAATGCCCTGACAAGCCCGTTCCAGCCGTCGAACAACAGCGTCCTCACCAACAGCCTGATCGAGTTTCTCTATTCGATCTCGGCTTCCGGTGGCGAGACCGGCCTCGACATCTACGGCATCACCGCGAAGGGACATTGGTTCGAATATCTCGGCATCACTCCGAGCAACCCTTCCGGCCCGAACGAGATCAACATCGACACGTCCATCAAGCAATGGCGCATGAAAATCCCGTTCGCGATCGCCAATGGCGCGGTGGCGGCGACCGAGTTCTCGTGCGGCATCAAACTTCCGGCGTCGGCGATGATCCTCGATCGCCTGCACGGCTGCGGTCTTCTGATGACCACGATCCAGTCGGGCAAGACCATCACCGCCGGCATCCTCTCGACCGACACCGGTGGCGCCGCGGCGGGCTTCATCAACGGCTCGTCGCTCGCCCCGACTGCCCCGGCATTGCTGGTGACGGGCACCAACGGCTCCTTGTTCTCGACGAACGCGCCGTACAACACCGACAGCGAGACCGGCAGCGCCGCCAACGGCCTCGACGTGAGCTACACGCTGTCTAGCGGCACGACCACGGCGCAGGGCTTCATTCTCCTGCCCTACATGCTGCCGTAAGGCGTCCAGCGCGGCTGTACACACAAAAGCAACGGTCGGACGTTTAGCGTCCGGCCGGTCTTCATCTTCCCTACGAGGAAAACGCCAATGGACGCCGCTGCCGCTCAGAAACAGGATTACCAAGGCGACAAAGCGATGGACGCTGCCGCCGCCGCGAAGTTAGCCAAGCTAAAAGAGGCGGTGAAAGGTAAGCCGCAGACGCCGCCGGCGATCGAGGGCGCTAAAGTCCCGGCCACGCTCTTTGTCATCGACACCACGGCGTTGCCCGCTAAGCCACCGCGCGAGCACGAGATGATCGTCGATGGCCTCATCAAGGTCTTCAAATTCGAGCCAACCGTGCCGCTTGAGCTGCCGATCGCGGTTGCGATCAAGTTTCTCAAGCACGCCGAATTCAAGCGGACCAACAAGGACGGCGAGCTGCAGCCGTATCATCGCCGGCCCAAGCAGCCCGACGAGCTCAAGGCCGGCGAGCGGTTCACGCTCGGCGATCATCAGACCGTCGCGCTTTACAGCGAACTCACCAACGTGGCGCTGTTTCAGCGCGCGATGGAACTGCCCCGCGGCGAAATGCTCCCGGACAAGGGCAATCGCCAGGCGCTGATCGACTTCATCGCCAAGGCCGAGATCGAGAAGCGCAAGGCCAACGCCGCCAAGCAGGGCGATCTGGTCGAGAGCGGCTTCGTTCCCGAGCCCGAAGTCGAGCACGACGCCGACGAATTCTAAGGCCGATCCATGAGCGCAGTCCTGTCCGCCGTCGCCATCTGCGAGCGGGCGCTGCGGGCTATTGGCGCGTTCCCGATCACGGACTCGGCCGCCGACGGCGAGCAGCTGCGCGAGGCCATGACCTGGCTCGACCTCATCATGGCCGAGGAAGCCGGCTCGACAAAGCTGTGGTTTCTGATCCCGGCGACGATCTCGCTCACGCTCACCAACGGCACCTCGTCCTATCCGCTCAATACCGCGCTCGGCGCCAACCTGCCGCTCGATCAGATACAATTTCCCGTCGAGGCGTTGCTGCAGTACCCGGACGGCAAGACGCATCCGCTCCCGATCGTGCATCGCGACCAGTTCCAGGCGATCGAGGACAAGGCCGCCACCGGGCCGCCGCGGCTGATCTACATCGACCGGTTGCCGTCGCCGACACTTACGACGTGGCCGACACCGCCGGCGACCGACCCGAA